AGCAGATACGGAATCGCCCAGCGTCTTTAACCACGAGGCTTCCCACCCTTTAGGGATATGCCCCATGAGTTGACGCTGGAACTTACCACCGTCACCCAGTCGATACAGCAGCGAAGCCACTGCACCCAGCATATTACTAGGCTGGGGTCCCTCAACGGGACACGACTGGTACCTCAGCCCAGAAACACCCTCCCAACCATCTTTATTAGAGATGACAAAGGGGGAGTCCTGGGACTCGTCCCAGTTGCTCTTTAAACCAGCGGAGTCGTCTGCGTGAGCAGGAACCCGAAGGCATCGAACAACGGAGCGAGGGATCGCCCGCACGACAGTAGACCATGGACTGCGCAACCGCTGATCACACCCATAAGGATGAGACCACCGAGAAGCAAGCATGCGTAAACCGTTAGCAAGGCGAAAGAGATCTTGAATCTCATGAGGTATTTCTTTCTGGAAGAAGGGACGGACATTACTACCGTTAAAGTAGTCCTTGCCGCATGACTCGCGGAAGGGCCCCTCCTTAAACGACTTAGCCTTATTAAGGCTAAAGCCGCAAAAGGTGAGGACCTCCTCCAACAGGTCATAGGCGGGCTTAGGGACTACGATATCGTCGCCGTAGACCAGCACTTCATCAGTGCCAATCTGCAGCTCCGTGCACACTCCAACTGAGAGGGCCCAGAAGATCAGGCTCTCCAGCTCGAATGTGTAACCGTTCCCCATAGAGGAGAACTTCTCATAGCGGATCCACTTATCTTGATAAAACCCAACTTTTGATCGGGTCAGATCGAGAACGCTAAACCACCCTTCAGGAAGGAGAAGTCTAACGAGCTCTCTAGCAACAGTGTCGCTAGCAGAGCTCAAATCGATGGTCGCCAGAGAATCGTCACATGACCCCTTAAACGCAGCACGCTGATTAGGCGTCTGGTCATCAAGATCAATCCCCACGCGTTGCAGTCTACGCCTCATCATCGTGCCTAGCCCTAACTGGGCATAGACATTCAGAAGGGGCTCGATCGCAATTGCGCGGTGTGTGACAGCGGTTTTCGGTACAAAGGCTACTCGGTTGCCTGGGATTACGTCTAGATCCTTCTCGTTGATCAAGGGCCAAAAGCCCGCGACCTCTGAGTCGGTTATAGATCGTGCCCATTGGGGCGCACTCGTAACGAGATACGCCCCAACCTGTCGCATGTCGTGAGACACCGACGGGCGGACTTGCAGCTTATCGTAAAGGGACGTAAGCCCCTTGACCCTTGGGTGGTTAAACGCTCCGGGACCAAAACGACACGCATGCAACCATTCCCGACTATTAACCTGACCCAGAACTCCATCAATTTTTCCCATGGCAGTCGAAATGACTCGCCTTACGGGTCCAGTTACCCTCTCGGGGCTGGAGATGAAGTTCCGGATCCTTATATTGGTTAGTCGGCACGCCTCCTCAGCTTCTAGAAATTTCTCCCTAGCAGCTGCTTCCGGGTCAACCCCTGCGATTTTCACAGGGGCCTTCTTCAAGAATGCAACGGCTTGATAGTCGTTGCGAAACG